AAGTTAATGATAGAAAAGTATGGTTATCAAATTATAATCCAGAAAATATATTACAATTAGAACCACCTTCTACTATTACAATTAAAGAATTTGTTCATCAAGAATTAATCCATTTTTCAAACTATGACAATATCAGATCCATTCCATCAATAGCTGATGGTTTAAAACCTTCTCAACGAAAAGTATTATATGCTTGCCTAAAAAGAAACTTGTATAATGAATTAAAAGTAGCTCAATTAGCTGCTGCTGTTGCTGAAATATCAGCTTATCATCATGGTGAACAATCTTTAGTTTCTACAATTATCAATATGGCTCAAAATTTTGTTGGATCTAATAACTTGAATCTATTAATACCACAAGGTCAGTTTGGTACTAGATTGATGGGAGGCAAAGACCATTCTTCAGCTCGTTATATTTATACAATGTTAGATTCATATGTAAATAAAATTTTTATTAAAATTGATTCAGAATTATTAGAATATTTGGATGATGATGGAATGCAGATAGAACCAAAATATTATTTACCAATTATACCTATGATATTGGTAAATGGAGCTGAAGGTATTGGTACTGGATTTTCTACTTTTATTCCAAATTATAATCCTGTTGATGTAATTAATTGGTTGATTAATAAATTAGAAGGAAAAGCTAATAAAACTAATTTGATACCTTATTATAAAAACTTTAAAGGTAAAATTATTAAATATGATGATACAACATGGGTCAGTGAAGGTATTATTGAAATCGATGAAAAGAAGAATGAATTGATTATCAAAGAATTACCTCTTAAAATGTGGACTAATGATTATAAAGAATTTTTAGAAGATTTTATATATGAACAAAAGAATGAATTATTTAAATCATACAATAATTTAAGTTCTGATATTGAAGCAAAATTTGTATTAAAATTTGATTCAGATAATTTAAATAAAATAAATGAAATGTTTCAATCTACAGATTCTGATAAATTAAATGTATTGTTGAAATATTTAAAGTTATATAAAACAATAAAACAATCAAATATGAATTTATATAATTATGATTATCAAATTAAATCATATAAAAATCCAGAAGAAATTATAGATGAATTTTATAAATGGAGAATTGGATTTTATGATAAAAGAAAAGAACTATTATTAGAAAATATTAATAAAGATATTAAATTGTTATCTAATCAAATTAATTTTATAGAATTAGTAATTGAATCAGATGGTAAGATATTTAAATATGATGAAAATCAAATGAATAAATTTTTAGAATCAAAAAAGATTATTCAAATAAATAAATCATATGATTATTTAATAAATATGACTTTTAAACAATTAACAAAAGCTAATTTAGAAAAACTAGAAAATAAATTAAAAGAGTTTAAAGCTGAACATAAAAAAATAAGCTTATTAACCAATAAAGAAATATGGTTAAATGATCTTAATCAACTGAAATCAGCAATTAATTATAATTTTTTGTAAAATTCTTCGTAATTTAAAATAAAATTATATATATTTTAAATATGCAATATATTCAAATTGATGGAACTTTTACATATGCTCAAAATATTAAAGAACTAAAAATTGGAGATATAATAAAATTACGAATTAATCCTTCAAATAGAATTAATAAAGATGCTATAGGTGCTTATACTGTTAATGGCTCTAAAATTGGTTACGTTCCTTTTAAATCTAATCAAATAGATATTAAAGCTAAATATAAAGTTAGTAAAATTAATTTAACTCAAGATCATCCATTACTATTAATCGCTAGAGATTTTGAACAATCTAATTTTATTTTGACTGAACCAGATTTTATTAAAGAAAATAAATATCAAGGTTTAATTATTAATAGAACTGATAGTGATTTGAAAGATTTTAAGAAATATCTAGAAGTGTCAAAAGTTTTAGTTCAAGATATTGGTATTGAATATAAAGATGAAAACTTTATTAATTTGATTATAAAAACTGATGATTCAATAAATAGATTTTATACAGTAACTAAAAAATATTATGAAGAAAATGTTTTTAAATATGATGAATTTTTCAAGTTCAAATTAATTCCAAAATGTATTTATCAATCATTTCAAATTCATAGATTAGAAAGTTATATTGAAAAAAAATACAAACCAATTGATAAATTAGTTAAATCTAAGAAATTTAAATTAGAAAATATATTTGATGATTTTAATGAAGATTTACCAAATTATGGTTTTGAAACAATAACTGATACTAATTTAAAAGTTATTGATAAAAAATTAAATGATATTAATCTAATAAAACTTATTATAAGATATAATATAAATCCATATCCTTACATTAATCCTAATTATGATGCTATTAATTTAGATCTATTAAAAAATATGTTTAATGATTTAAAAATTGGTGGTTTATGTTATAATCATAATCTAAAAAAATATTGTCATATTGATTTACATGATGATACTAATATTATTGATATAGCTACTGATACTTGTGTTAATAAAAAAATATTTGTTGAATTATTAATCAAATCAATAATTAGTAATAAACAAATTATAAATATTTATAATCCAATTAAGGGAATTATATTTAGATATGAAATAAATCAAGTTATTAAAGATAAATTATTAGAATTGGTATCTTAATGTGTTGAAAAACCTGTATAAATATTTTCTTTTACATGTGAATCATATGATCTTTCTACTGGTGTATGCAATTGAGTTAAATTAGCTATGGTGAGCTATTATGTCTTGTTGAATCATATTGTCCTTTTCGAACTGGTGTATGCAATTGAGCTATTGGTGAATCATATGGTCCTTGCACTGATTCATGTAATCGAGCTAAATTAGCTAATCTCGAGCTATATTGTGCTGGTCTTGGTGAGCCATGTTCTGGTGAATCATATGGTCCTTTTCGTACTGGTGTTGGAGCTAAATTAGCTAATCCTGAGCTATACAGTACTGGTCTTGGTGAGCCATGTTCTGGTGAATCATATGGTCCTTTTCTTACTGGTGTTGGAGCTAAATTAGCTAATCCTGAGCTATACAGTACTGGTCTTGGTGAGCCATGTTCTGGTGAATCATATGGTCCTTTTAGAACTGGTGTATGAAATTGAGCTAAATTAGCTAATCCTGAGCTGTTTAGTGCTGGTCTTGGTGAGCCATGTTCTGGTGAATCATATGGTCCTTTTAGTACTGGTGTATGAAATTGAGCTAAATTAGCTAATCCTGAGCTGTTTAGTGCTGGTCTTGGTGAGCCATGTTCTGGTGAATCATATGGTCCTTTTAGTACTGGTGTATGAAATCGAGCTAAATTAGGTAATCCTGAGCTGTATAGTGCTTGTCTTGGCGAGCCATTTTCTGGTGAACTAGGTACTTGTGAGCTATATGCTGCTGATCCTGGCTGAATTAATACAGTTTCACTTGCAAATAAATCTTTCCTTCTTACTTCCAAAAATTCACTTTGACTTCTTAAAGGTGTTGGTGGTATAAAATTAAATTCCGGTCCTATAGAGGACATAGAATCTCTTTTTAATATTTCATCAATTATTTCTATTTTTTTTTCATCTTTTTTTTTTTTTTTTTTTTTCTTTTTCATTATCAGCTCTATCATCTTTATAATGTTCTCTTAATTGTTTAAGTGTTAATAAATTTAATCCTGCTACTCTATTATATTTTGTTGAATTATGAACATAAGTTAAATCAAAACTGTTGATTCCATTTGATAGAGTTATACTTTTTTCCGGAGTTCTTTTATAATCATATGTACCGATTTTTTTAATTATAAAATTAGGTGTTTTTTTCTCATAATGTACAACTAATAAATCTACATCATTTGGATTTCCTAATTTAACTAATAAATCTTGATAATTTAAAGCTTTTAAATAGATAAATAAAGCAGAAGATCCGGTTAAAATTAAGTCTTGAAAATATTCTTGAACCATAAAATATATTTCTTTAATATGTTCTTCAATTCTATCTTCTCTAGATTTAAACTGACTAACAATACTCATATTATTAAATAATAGATTTTATTAAATATTTAAATCTAATTTACTATAGATATCATGAACTATTATTGTTACATATGCAGAAAGCAATTTTTAACACCAGAATTATTATGGAGACACCAAATTAAACACGATAATATTACTATGAATTATGTACCAAAACACAGTAATCAATTACAAAAAAAACCAATAATAAAACAAAAAATTAGATTAATTATTGAAATAGATAATCTATTAGATTTAATAGAATTTAGTAAAAAAATTGACATAGAATACTTAATTAAACCGGATATAGAGTACAATATAGATTTACAAATGTTAAAAAACTTATTACCTGATATGATTAACTTAAATAATATGATTGGTCAAAATAAAATTAAAAATCAAGTTGCTAATTTAATTTTATATTATAGTCTTCATTTGAATAAAAAAGAAGATGATTTATTACATACAATTATAGATGGAGAACCAGGAACTGGTAAAACTGAATTTGCCCAAAAAATAGCTAAAATATATCTAAAAATGGGGGTGTTGAAAAGAGATGTTTTTAAGAAAGTTAAACGATCTGATTTAATAGCTGGTTATTTAGGTCAAACTGCTTTGAAAACTCAAGATATATTAGATGAAGTTAAAGGTGGTGTACTATTCATAGATGAAGCTTATTCATTAGGAAACAATAGTGGTAAAGACAGTGGAGATACATATAGTAAAGAATGTATTGATTTATTAAATCAATCATTAACAGAAATGAGAGATAATCCAGATGATTATTTTATTATGATAGTAGCTGGTTATAAAGAAGACCTTAAGAAAAGCTTTTTTGGTGTTAATGATGGACTTGAAAGACGTTTTAGTATTAATTTTAGTATGGAATCATATTCTTCAAATGATTTAGTTAAAATTTTTATTAAAAAAGTCAAAGATAACTATTGGGATATTTTAGAGGATGCTATAAATGATAAAATAATTGATGATAATAAACAATATTTAAAATATCATGGTGGTGACATGGAATTATTATTTATGAAATGTAAAGTAGCACATTCAAAAAATTTAATCAGAGGGAAAAATGATAATAAATCAGTATTAAATAAAAATGATATATTGGATGGAATGAAAATTTTTATAGAAAATTCCAATCTTAGAGAAAGGCTAGATGAAATAGATAATATTAAACTTCATTCAATGTATACTTAAAAATTTAAAAATAAAAGTATATATATATAAAATAATTTCTAAAGATATTTAATTAAAATGTCATCAAATGGACCAATTATGGAATTAGTTGCTAAGGGTAAATTAACAGAAGAGATTATTGACGTAACTAATAAAAAATCTGTTTTTGATTTTGATTTTACAAAATCTAATAAATATTCTAGAGGAGATAATTTATTTTATGCAGAAGGTAAACCAGATTGGGGAAATACTGTTAGATATTATATAGAGAAAAAAGGAGATATATTATTTGCTCTTTATTTACAGGTAAAATTACCAAAATTATCTATTAATAATTTAAACACACCAATACCTCAAAATGAAAAAGATCCTAATAGTATATTTCGTGTTAGATATTCTGATTTTATTGGAAATGTTTTGATTGAGAAGGCAAGTTTATATTTTAATGGACAATTAATAGATGAATTATATGGAGATTATATGCAACATTATATTGATTTGTATCTCAGTGATTGGAATCGAAAAGCAATGTTGGGATTAGATGATTGTCTAAATAAACCAAATTATAAAATAGATCCTGAAACTATTTATATTCCTTTAAAATTTTGGTTTAGTTATGATACCCAAAAACCATTACCCATTATTGCTATGCAAAATACTGAAATTTATGTAGATATTAAATTTAGAAATTTTAATGAATGTATTAATGTAATAGAAAATGATGATGATAATAACTTATTTACATCTAATTACATTCATTCTACTGTACCAATTGTTGATGCTGTTTTATTAGCTAATTTCTATTATTTAGATTTAGAAGAAAGAAAATTAATGGCTACTAAAGAATGGGAAATATTAATTACCCAATCACAATTAAGATCAAAAGAGTTTAGAACTAATGCTAGCTTAGAAATTGATTACAATCATGTTGTAAAAGATTTGTTTTTTCTTGTAAGATCATCTAAAACAAAACAGAAAGGTGAATTTTTTAATTATTCTGGTAGATTAACTTATCCACCATCTGAATTTATAAATGCTCCTGGTTTTAATTATAAATTTTGGACACTCGAACCAAAAAGACATCTTTTATCAAGAGCTAGAATTTTATTTAATGGTTTAGAAAGAATTGAATGGAGAGATGCTAAATATTTTTATTATGTTCAAAATCATGATAATTATCAAAATACACTTTTATCGTATGTTTATGTATATGCATTTAATTTAGATCCAACACGCTCTTATAGTAATAATGGTTGTGATTTTTCGAGATTAGATAACGCACAATTACAAGTTGAATCTAAACCTCAATCTATATTTTTAGGAGGTAATAATAATTATCCAACAGATGATACATATGAAGTTAGGTGTTATGCCACTAATTATAATATCTTAGTTATTAAAGGAGGATTAGCCGGATTAAAATATTCTAATTAAAATATTTAAATTTTTATATATATATATATATATGTCTTGTAATAATAATTCTAATATTATTGAATCTTTCGGTAAAAAAAAATTAAAAATAAAAATTAAACCTAATTTAAAAAAAAAAATTAAGATATCTCCATCAAAAAATACACTAAAAATTAAACCCAAATTAAAAATTAAACCCAAATTAAAAATTAAACCCAAATTAAAAATTAAACCCAAATTAAAAATTAAGATATCCCCTCTAAAAGGTACAAAAAAATTTATGAAAAAAACTTCTAAAATTAGTAAAAAAGGATTTAAAGGTAGTATTAAATTAGCAAAGAAAGGTGCTAAGGGTTCTTTTAAATTAGCAAAGAAAGCTACTGGAGGTATTTTTGGATTTTTTAGAAAATTTGGTATATATTTTATTATAGTTATTATTGCTGTTGTTGGTTTTTGGATAAAGAAAAATTTTTTTTAGAGCGGTGCGTATTTAAAATGCCGATTTATTTTAATTTAAGATATGTTATTATATTTATTTAATAATTAATATAATAGCTAACATTATTTAGAATTTTTTCTTGGTCAGTTATAGGTAATTACTCTAAAAGAGGACCCAATGGTTTATCTGATTATAAGCTATAAATAGCAGTTTATTATTGGTAGTAATATAATGGCTTTCGATGGGATTTTTAACGGCTACCTTTTAATTTCCGTTATTAGGGTTTTTTCTTTGACATCTGATTTTGCACTGCTTGTTGTGTCATTTTAATTAAATCAATATCTGATGATGATGATCGTGATGGTAATGGTGATGGTGATCGTGATTGTGATGGTGATGGTAATGGTGATGGTAATGGTGATCGTGATGGTGATTGTGATGGTGATGGTGATGGTGATGATGATCGTGCCAATTGAATTAAATCAACAGGTTTTCCAGATGATTTTGAGTCTATTTTAGATAATAATTCGGCTGTTTGTTGTGAACCTAATTTTAATTTTGCATCAAATGCTTTAGCTTCTGCTGCTGCTTTAGCTTCTGCTGCTGCTTTCGCTTCTGCAGCGGCTTTTGCTTCTGCAGCAGCTTTTGCTTCTGCCGCGGCTTTTGCTTCTGCAGCGGCTTTAGCTTCTGCGGCTGCTTTAGCTTCTGCGGCTGCTTTTGCTTCTGCAGCTGCTTTTGCTTCCGCTGCTGCTTTTGCTTCCGCAGCTGCTTTTACTTCGGCTGCGGCTTTTTCAGCGGCTGTTGGTGTAGCTTCTATGAAATCTTTTAGAGTTTTACATACTTGATCATTTAAATTGCATTGATTTAATAAATTGGGTAATCCGCCTTTTGGTTTAAGAGCAGAATGTAAACCGTTCAAAAGTTTGTCATTTTCTATATGTTCTTTATACAAATTTTTAACCAAATTTAATCCTTTATCTGGTAGTTTATTCAATTCTATAATCTGTTTTGCAATATATTTATAAATAATTGACAATTCAGTTTTTTCAAAAATATAAAAAGGAATAAATATTTTACTTATTTTACCTTGCTCTTCTAAAAATGTAATATATCTTAAATTAAAATTTTTGATATCATCTTTAATATTAGTTAGATTAAGTAATTTATCAACTTGCATTCTATATTTATTATTTTTTGCTTTATCTCTTTCATCAACTTCCGATTTATGGTAACTTTGAAACCACCTTGGAACTTTAAATATTAAATGAAAACTCCATGATACATTATTATGTGACATAAACCATTTTACTTCAGGATGTTCTACAGTTAAATTATTAAAAATTAGAGGGGCTAAATAAGTATGTAAAGATAGAAAATGATTAGATAAATTTTCATCTAATGGAGGAGTAATTTTTAATTCAAAATCTTTAATACTATATGGTACTATATCGCCTTTAGAATCTTTTTGTGGATCTAAACAATCAACTTTTGAATTTTCACAATATTTATCATTTGGATAATTTTTTTCAGGTAATAAAACACCACCAGTTTGTTTTTTTAAATTAAAATATTTAGATTTATATTTTAAATATTTTTTTTCGTAATAACTATTCATATAAATAAACTAGATTTTTTTCTATAATATTTATATGAATTTACTAATTGAATATTTTGGAAGTCAGAATTGTGCAGGACATAGATGTCCATTCATTATGCATAAATATGGAGGAATTAAATGTGGTAATTGGGTTAGAAAATGTTTGGCAGCAAACAAAAAGGAAGAAGAAAGACGAAAAAAAGCTGAAGAAAAGAAA